ATTAGTTCCTGGACCGCCCGTAATTGCCATCGGTTGTCCTCGTTTCCCCGGTGCACAAGGCTTTACGGACGCCACTTCAAATGTGCCAAGTAGTTTTGTCTGTTGCGCGAACGACTGCGCAAGCAAAAAGCCAACCAGATATGAGGCTCGGAGCACAGTGGCCATTGCTGATGAGAGTTTTACCTCAGTCTATACCCGCGTCGCGATACGTCGTTGTCGCGCAGATCCGCAGGGCGCCTAAAAGCCATCGGCCAGAGCATCTGTTGTGTCCGCAATCCTGCGCCACCGTGGGGGCGGCAGCCCTCGTCTGCCGTGCGAATGTAATCTCAGTGACGCCGAGCCCCCGCTCTGAACTGGGCCGTCGATTAGCCCGGCTCCTCGGCGTTGCAAGTTCCAGTTTCCACAAACGCCGTCTATCGCCCACAAGCCATGAGAATTTCGGCTATGCCTCAAATCTCGGACCAAGACCCAATCTTCTGCCGAGCCGTAGCCATCGTGATTGCGACATCAGGCGTAGCTGCCCAGCGTTCCGGTCGCTGCGTTCGCGTGCATCCCAAACTTCGCACGTGGCACTATTCCAAGCATCGAAGAGTTGTTTCTGTGCACATCGATCAAGCACAAAGGGCTGCTTGCGTGCCACGAACGGCTGCGACGTGTCTCCTTGGAAGGTGATCCCCCATTCGGGAACGTCTGACGTCAAGAAGCACACGTCGTGGAAGCCGACGTTTCGTAGCGCGGCCTCCAGCGCGGAGATCCCGAAGGTGCGCATCTCCAAAGTCTCACCTGTGCCCCCGTGAAATATCAAATCGTCAAAGACTTCCACGGTGCCGTCGCGTCTACGGTTGACGAGCACTTCCCGCCCGGCCAATGGAACGGTGCGGTACTCGTACAGTTCAGGGAAGTGTTCCAGAACTTTACCGCTGATCTGGCAAGGGACGGTGACCACGAAGAATCCTTGCGGTTTAAGCAAGGAGTGAACTTCGCTTAGCGCCGGTGCAATGGGCGGCGCGATATGTTCAAGGACATCAGCCGAGAGGATAAAGTCGTAAGCGTCCGTGCGGTCTGGATGGACCTCCCGGAAATCTAATCGGGGTTCCCGGTCCTGGTAGGTATTAGTGTAGTCGAATTTATCTTCAAGGATACGGGCATAGCCGGCGTGGTCGGTCATCCCCAAGCCACGGATTGCCTTCAGCCGTGGGAAGTCACAAACTGGGATGCTATGGCCGAACAGCTCCAAGCTCAGAAGGTGGAGCAACGCCCGCAGCCGGACATTGGACCCGCACGAGCACGTGGCAGGTTCGGACGCGAGATGCTCCACCTGATTTTTCCGCGCACAGACATTGCAGATGAAGTCAACCATTAAAAGTCCATTGTCACACGCAGAGGGGATTGCCTGAGTGAGAGTCGGAAAGCGGTCGGAAAGTGGCGTTATCGGAGAAGTGCCACGGCGTGGGTTGGAAGGGTGCCACAGTGGCTTGCGCCTGGTCTCCTGGAGCAGGTGGCAAAGTGCCGCCCCATTGTGGTCTTTCCCAACGATCCACACAGAATCAGTAGCTTACGCTGTGGAAAAGAAAACCCCCTATATATAGGGGGGTAAGACAGACGGGGAAAAAAGATCTCAAAACCCGTAAAACCGTAAAACCGCAATACCTTCTCCAAGCCCACGCGTCACATGTACTCGTGTTTTCAAAGGCTTAAAAAAGCCCCTATATATAGGGGGTTTGGTTTTGTGAGCCGGGGTAAGAAAAGGCCGGGAAGATTAGGGGGGGATTACCGGAAGGGAAAGGAAGTGGAGCCCGCTGCCGAGCCCCACTGTGGTCATCAGGCTGTGGCTGACTTGGCCGCTGCGGCGGCCGTCTTGCGTTTGTGAATCCCGGCGCGGCGAGCTTGGCGCGTCGCGCGGGCGTTAGAGCCTCCCAGGCGTCTTCGTTGCCTTCGTCTGGGCCCTAACCTTGCCCGCGACCTCACCGGCCCGCCAGCGGGCCCCGCAAACGCTTCGCCTGGGCCTTCCACATTTCGGGCGTCCATGTCGTTTTTTCTCGCGCCGCCCTTCCGCCAATCATTTACGCTCCTTTCTGTTCGTGCCTGCTTCGATGTCCATCGCATCACACGGCGCGGTGTCCAGATCTTGCTCGATCCCGAGATACCGCTCTGTGGTGCTGATCTTTGAATGCCCGTAGGTGAGAGAGATTTGCTCAATTTTTGCGCCGTTGGCGTGTGCGAGTCGGCCGAAGGTGCGCCGGAGATCGTGCGGCGCGAGTTTGGTGATGCCCGCGTCCTTGGCACAGCGTCGCACGATCTTGTAGGCGGCCGTGGTGCTCATGCCCGCTCCGATGTTGCCGTGGCGGTCGATGCTGCGGATGATCGGGCCTGTGGTGAGGTGTGCGGCTTCGATCCAGTCCAGAATCTTGACCGCACATCGCGTTGGGATGGGAACGGTCCTGAACTTGCGGCCCTTGCCGAGGAGATCGGCGAGCACCCAGCGTTCTTGGCGTTCCTGGACCTGTTCGACCTGTACGGTGACGGCTTCATCGCGCCGCAATCCGCATTCGAGCAACAAGCCCAGTAGTGCGCGATCTCGCTTGCCTGCGAGGTCGCTGATGTCGGGTGTGACAACTAACGCGCGCGCCTGTGCGGGCGACAACCAGTTGCCAGTGCGCCGCCCTCGCTGTGGTGCGGATTTAATTTTATCGATGCCGATGGCGGCGGTGTCGGCGACCAGCCCGGCGTCGGCGGCCTCCGCCGCCAGTAATCGGAGCACAGCGAGTGCCTGGTTGTACGTTGCCGCGCCTGCGCCGTTCTCTTGCAGGTACATCAGGTATTCGCGCACGATGGCCTTAGACAGCGGTGCGCGACGGTGTTCCGTGTACCATTCCCAGAATCTCTCCAGATGTCGGCGGTACACGTGCCGCGTGTTGTCGCTGCCGGTGATCGCATTGAGCACCAGAGGCATCAAGTAGTCGATGGTGTCGGTACTGGTCGGGATAGTCGGGATAAGTTCGTCTGCCATTGGGGGAACAACGCTCTATACTGGATTACGATAAACATCTGCCACACCCACACGGTACGCTCAATTTGCATGGATTACAAGACCAACCTGCACGCCACTCGCCCATTATCGTAACTCAGAACTGGTGACACAGCGACACGCAACGGTACAATTGAGGCATGGTATACACCGATCTAATCACCGTCGCGGAGGCCGCAGTAAGGATGAAAGTTCATCGCCGAACTATCCTCCGGTGGATCAATCAAGGCAAGGTGCCGTCATACGGGATCGACAATTCGCCCCGCGTCCGAATGGCGGACATTCTACGCCCGCGTACGCCAAGAAGGGTCTGGCCCCTGAAAAGAACGCCGTGCAAAATGTGTGCCGACCATATAGAGATCGCCGCGCAACCGGCCGCCCTGAATTCCCCCGAACCAGCGACAGCCGCACCCGAACAGGGCGAGATTAGCCCAATGCCTGGATTACGATAATTGACGCTATCGTAACCCAGCGACGACGACCGCCGCTGCGCCGCCGCCCTGGGGCCTGTGTTCGTGGCCTATTGGGGCTACCTGCGCCCCGCCCCGCGTGGGGGAGGGGTGGGTAGAGAGCCTATGGATGTTACGGGTCGCGTGCGTTCACTTTTGAAATATTTTTCGCAAGATATTTTTCGACTATAATTTCCCTATGTCCGGTGAGATCCTTTCGCGTCCTCTCGGCCCCGTCACCCGCACGGCCCTCATAAACTTCGTCGCCGCGTACATCGAGTCGCTGAAGACCACCACCGTAGACAACTGGGCCGAGGAGGCGAAGGTCCGGGCGAAGAAATCCTGGAAATGAACATCGATATTCTGGTGTTTGTGGCGACCGTCGCCACAATGTATTCGCCCTCCGGCGTGAGGCTGCTTATGGCCGCCGTAAAAGGGCAGCAGCATCCCTTTGATGTCACCACCGCTATTGTGCGAATAATGGAGGAGGGTTTCCGCCGCGACAAGCAGATGAGGACATCGAGAATAAGTCCACCGACATCCCGATCCTCCGCCGAATGCGCGCACTGGCGCGCGACCATCGCGGCTACCCGATCCCCATCACTCCGGCCCGCCCATATGTTAAGGTCGAATTTTGGCGGCATGGAGTGAAACTGTCGGATGTAACCCCAGAAGGGACCGACTACATGCACCCGTTGGTATAATCGGACCTTGGAGTATTATTTGAGCTATGAGTATTGTTTGCCGCTACTGCCTGCAAGATCCCGTTGCCTGCGACTGCGATGACAGCGAGGGCGGCGGACCACATCGCTTGATAGAATCTTCCCATGCCGCCTCTGCACCACCGCGCGTTAGCCGCGCTCCGCAATCAGCAAGTGAGTGCTGCCCTGAACCAGTCCGCCTGCTCCAAATGCACCGGGCAGACGTGGCCTAACTACTGTCGCCAGTGTGACGAACATTTCAACGACGGGCACTATTCATCCTGCACTGAGGCCACCAAGCACCAGAAGGAGAACCACCGGAGATATCGAATGAAGTACGGCCTGTTACGACGAGGCTGAGAACATCTCGATCGGGAATGAGGACGGTCCCGCGCTCTACGAACAGGAGGACATTGCCAAGGTTTCCGCAATGGTTCCAGACGCTTGCCTGAGGCAGAAACCCGGCTCCACGCGCGCCAAGCCGTTCCCCAAGCATCTGCAACTCAGGCTGCGTGACGAAAAGGCTACGGTCATGACGCCAGCCCAGGCCCTCAAGAAATTGGAGAACGGGGAACGGTGAGAATAGGAAGGAAGAAATACACGAACGTTACGGACAACGCACTCAATCGAATTAACAGCTCGCTCATGACTGTCGCCATGGACATCGACACGACCGCCCACCAGAAGCATGAAATCTTTACCGACATTCGGGAAAAGGCCGCGTCGATGCGGGAAACCTTGGGTTTACCCGACCTCACAACATCGGACGCCAAGCCATGATGGCCCAGTCCAGCGATAACCGGGCGGACACTCTTGAGGCCGCCTGTGGCAGGGCGATCGCCCGATGGCGGGCGTGGAAGTTGGCAAGCGTTTGACACTGTGCGGCTTACTTCGTCGATACGATGACGACTGGCGTATCCAAGAGTATGCGGCGTTTCTAGCCTTGAAAGCCTCTGAATAGAACTTCGTCCCCTTTAATTTCTAGGATAGTGACGAAATCTACACCGGCCGCTTCTACGAGCTTCACGGTCTTACCGAGCAGGGGCAAGAAACGGGACGCATATTGCCCGGCATAAATCCTGCCGGTCATCTGCTCTATAGGGCCTTCGTTGTCCCAACTGAAATCGTATCGTCCAAGCGATATGCCGTCAGCTTCTACCCTCGCTTTCTTCATGTCATATAGTTTACGCTCCCTGGGCTTCCCCTGTAGGGGCGGACAAGAAAGGGACATAAAAAAGACTCCGGCTGACGCTCACCGTCCAGCCGGGCCAAATCGCCTGCCAGGGCGACGTTGTACGCACAACGCAGCGCAATTGTTCCAGTTTAAGTTTGCGTGGAAACTTATTGAGCCCAGGCTAATTTTATCGGCATACTTAGTTAAGCACCCATATGCCCCGTCCCAACAGTAACATCGAGGCGAATATCGCCAAGTATTTCATAACTGCTCCCCTTGCGACTGCCAACGTCGTCTTCGGGATCATTCGCGCCACCATGAAGGATCGCAACGATGCGGTTGCCAACACCACCGCTGCCAAATCCAAGCCGGTCAAGCTCCGCAAGCGGCGCACAAAGGCACAGATGCTCGCCGCCAAGGCCCTCCATACCGCAGTAGCCGGTTCCGCCGCCGCCGAAACCTCCGTCCCCGGCCCTGCCACCGCGTAGTACACTGTAGTTGTTAGTTGGTATTTGCTCAATTGCTGTGACAATGGCCCGGTCGCCTGCCAGTGAACCGGGCCGCTTCCATTTTGGGCGCAATTTGCGTCGAATCTACTTGTCGCCACCGTTGCCCTGGGCGACGATGGATTCAGAGTTAGGTTACAGTCACAATTCATTGTTTTCCTCCTTTGTTCGTTGGTCCAGACTGGCCCGGCCACCCTCGTCAAGCGGTCGGGCCTTTCTCGTTTTCCACACACAATTTGCGTCGAATCTTCTTGCGGCCCGTGTTCCAGGGCAGCGATGATAGTCTCAGGCACGGGTCCATACGCCCACGCTCCCCTGAAAATGGGGACTCCGGCCGCGACCCACCCCAAAGGCAGTAAGTCCCTGCGGAGGGTGACACCGCCCCATCGAGATTCAACCTATGAGGACAGTTGCGCCTGGGCCCGCCTTGATCGCCGAGTTGCGCGAGAGGCCGTTCGGTACGATGTTCGAGGTTCGCGACCGCGAGGGTCTCCTAATCTTCTCCGCCACCTTCCACGAGGTCGAGATCCTGAGTTTCAACGGCTCGGTGGAGGGGATTTTCAATCGCTGCCGGTTCAAGCATCTCCGCCTGCGAGTCCCCGCCCAGGTCGCTGTGGCCCGGCTGAGACGGATGTTGCGCTCTACGCCGCGCCTGAGTGAGGCTTCTCAGTTGACGATCAAAGAGAACGTGGCGGGCGGCGTGGTGTATTCGCACTACACTCAGCGGACCAACGCTTTTAAGCCGTCCCGGCGTCGCGCGTTTTATCGAACAGTTATGGCCTAGTTACTGGGCCTGCTTTCGGGGGGCCTCTCTTCCCCGCCGCACGTGCGGCAAAGTTAATCCCAAAACCGCTTAGAAAGAGGCCCCGATCCACCTGGAGCGATCCCATGTTATCGACCAACAACGATACCGTATTCAGCCGCATGAAGAAGACCGGGTACATCACCGGCCCGCGCCACCGCATGAATCCGGCGATGGAGGACATGCAGCCCCAGGCCGCTCCCGCCACCGATGGCCCGCCCAACCTGCGCGACGCGCCCGAGCCGGAGTCCTGTGGCGACTGCACCAACTTCAGCGGCAACCAGTGCGGCAAGTTCGACACCAGCGTCACGCCGAACCAAGTATGTGACGACTTTGAGGAAGGAGCACCCGACAATGGCGAAGAAAGCACCGGCACCGAAATTCCCCAAGTCCCCGGCCCCGAAGCCCAGTAAAAGGGGCTGTTAACTGGTTATGGCCGCCGATCCGGTAATGGACGCTGCCATCTGGGAGCGATACGAGCAGGATCGGCCCCGCCCCGGCCGCCCGCTTTCGTTGTGGGTGTCCCGCCTCTCTGATGAATCCGGTATCCCCGAGGCCCAGATCCGCCGAGTGATTGCGCGCGGCGCGGGGACCATGCTGAATGCGATCAGCGACCGCATCCAGACTTACGCGCAAGACATCGCCGACCTGATCGGCGCGGACTTAGTTACCGCGCTCGACACGTTGCGCGAGTCGTTTACGGCCACCAAGAAAAAGGTGCTGTTGGATAAGTCCGGCCGCCCCAGGTTGATCGACGAGACCGAGGGCGGCCCCGGCTACGTGCCGGAGAACATGATCTACATCGAGGTGCCCGACTGGCACGCCCGACTTTCCGCTGTACGGACTGCGGTTGAGATTCACGGGGCACGGGCCCCGCAACAGATTGAGGTCAACCAGAAGACCGTCACCTTGGATTTGACTCCCGATGCAGCCCTCGCCGAACTGGAACGCCTCGCCCTTGCTCTCCCCCGGCTCCAAGCCGCTATCGCAGCAGGCGAACAAGGAGCTTCAGGTATTGCTGGACGCCGAACATCGATTGAGGTGTCAGTTGGCGATCAAGGACACCCACTTTTGGCTGACGGAATGCACCCAGACCAAGGACGAGCAGGACAAGATCCAGCCCTATAAGCCGTTCCCCCGGCTACCGTACCTGCCGTATGTTCTGGACGTGCTCAACCACGAGCCGGTCTCGTTCTGGGAGAAGTCACGCACCATGATGATGAGTTGGATCGTATCGGGGTGGGCGGCACACATGGCGTTCACACACCCGGCGACGTGCGTGGTGTTCCAGTCCGAGGACGAGGACCGCGCCGTCCATGACGTGATGTACGCGAAAACGCTGTGGGAGAATTCGCCGGCCCTGCTGCGCGAGCAGTGGCCGTTATCGAAGCCTCTGGACAAGCAGAGCTACAACGAGTTCAACCTCGCCAACGGGTCGCGGATGCTGGGCATCCCCGGCAACCCGGACAAGATCCGCTCAGAGCACCCCACTGTGGTCGTGCTGGATGAGGCCGCCCATATCCAGGAGGGCGAGCGGAGCTACAACGTTGCGGCGGCAACTCGGTGCCTGCATTTAGTCGCGTTGAGTTCCGCAAACCCTGGATGGTTCAGGGAGGCAACGGAGTTCGCGACGCCGTGCGATTGGCCGGAGTATGCGTAACATTCCGGGCTTCCGTAAGTGCTGGGGTGAACGGAGGCAAAATTCAGGCCCCGGTGATCGCTTATGGCGGATTCAAAGAGGATAGCCGATACCCGAATCAGCAGGACGCCGATCTACCAGACAACTGGCGACGGCTGGCCTGAAGGCAAGGCGGCAGAGTACGATCCCGCAACCAAGCGGATCTCGGTGCTTGGCCTCGATAATGGCCGGGCGAGGAGAGATATTCCTCACGAGTCTGCGCACGCCATTTTTGACAAGGCCGGTTTGGCTCCGGCGTCCGGCAAGTTGGTGTCTGGGGTGCCGCCTGAAGTCAATGCCCTGATCTCTTACTTTCCGCAGCTCTATCGCCCCCTGAGCGGTACCGACCCCTCAGAGCTGAAGCGACATCGGGAAATGATAGCGGATGAGGGACTGGCTTACAGTGTTGGCAGAGACGAAGGGACGCCATACGTGGAGCATGTCGCCAGTCAGATTAAGGACTCGGCCATTGCGGCCCAATTGCTCCGCCTGCACCGCAACGCCTTAGCCAACAACTCAACCGGCAACCTCCTTAGATCGCCGATCGACGAAGCGACCGACCAGTTAAGCGCGATGCAGAGGACGCCGAGTAAGTGAGGGAGCCTGTCCGAGGGCTGACGATGCGCCGCACGGAGGCCGATATTCCGGTCGTGCGGTTACATTACACCGCGTTGCCGTATGCAACGCCGGAATGGATCGCGAATGAGCGGCGGCGGTACACGTCCCAGGCGTATTGGGACCTGGAGATGGAGATTAAGTACGAAGCTCTCTCCGGCCAGCGCGTGTATCCAGAGTTTGATCCGGTCGTGCACGTGATCCCCGACATAGAGGTACCGAGGATCGGGTGCCGGTACATGAGCATCGACCCTCACCCCCGAACGCCGCACGCGTTTTTGTGGGTGCTGATCGATCGGTACTCAGACTGGTACGTATATCGCGAGTTATGGCCGAGCCTGATATGCGGGCAACCGCAGAATTTGAAAGATGATGCCGAGGACAATCAATACACTATCCGCGAGTACGCTGAGTCTATTGCTGTACTCGAAGGTAACCGGATGGAGTGGCGCAACGCGGAAACTGATGACGAGTATGCGCTGTATCGTCGCACGGATAAGGGCGAACGCATCATCGAGCGGTTCATGGACCAAGCTGGCAAGGGATTTCGGGCCAGCAGTGAATCGCAGCGGGAAGAAACGTATGCGCGCCGGTACGACAGGTTTGGGATACAGTGCGCGGACCCGTATAAGTCGCACAAGTCCGGTGAGGACGCAGTTCACGCGGGGCTGAAATTACGCAAGCACGACACACGCGGCCTGTGGCCGCGATTGCACGTTGCGGCGTCGTGCCGCGAGTTGATCGTGGAGCTTCTGAAGTTCCGCTATAAAGTGACGCGCACGGCGAACCAGGAGCGCGAGCTAAAGCAGGAGGGCGTAGAGGCCAGATGTCACCAAATTGACAACCTCCGCTACCTGATGACGGCCAATATCAGCTACATCGGCAGCCTGGTTTCGTAACACCCCAGGGCGCGGCCTGGGCACTTCTCATACAAGGACACTTACGATGGAACGCGTCAATATGATGGACTGCGGCGACGGGATTCGCCGCGCGGATAACGGTAGCCACGGTAAAGGGCCCGTCGCCAAAACGGCGGCCTATACGATCGGCGCAGGCCAGACCGGCACTATGCTCTCGAACAAGGGGGCAACGGCGTCGGTGGCGTTCACGCTCCCGGCCGCGAGGGCCGGGATGCGCTTCACCTTTATCAAAGTGGCGGCGCAAGACCTCTTGATTAAGGCGGCTGGCGGCGCGAAGATCGCGGGCTCGGCCGCGAACAAGGTGTACAAGAACATCACGGCCGGTGATGCTGGCACCGCCAATCTGTCGATCTTCTCCGATGGGACCGACTGGTACGTGTCCGGTTCCGTGGGCACCTGGGCCGTAGATAACGCCTAACTCCCATGACTGATCCGGCCGCTGAGATCATCGAGCGCAAGACTCGCTCCCTGGACTGGTTGAAGGATAACTTCTACCCGGAATGGGAGGGGGTCTTTAAGGCGTACAAATGTGTCCGCGACCCGGAACTTGACCAGGATGGCAAGCCTGATCCCGACGCGACCAGCGTGGGGCTTCCGATGACGTTCAGCCACATCCGGCGCAACGTCGCGCGGGCGACGGCACAGATCCCTAATCTCAAATTCCGCTCCAAAGACCCCGATATCGGGCAACTCATCTCCCACACCCTCATGTATCAGTGGGACCGGGGCGGAATCCAGCGGCAGCAGAAGCGGCACATGACGCAAACCCTGATGTTCGGCATCTCGGTGCGCGCATGGTACTGGGGGGTCGATGAATTCACACGATCTAAGCGTGTCGATCCCCTCAACCCCGCCATTGATCCGGCAACACTCCAGCAGATCGCCGATATGTACGGCGTGCCGACGAAGTACCTCACTCACCCCGAGGTCGGCGCGCTGGTCCGGGCGAAGTTACTCGCTAGAGCCGGGCGGGGCGGTCTTTTACCGATCAAGTATCCGTACACGGCCTACGCAGGTCCGAAGTGCGACTTTTTGTTTCTGGGCGACTGCTATTTTCAGCCGAACTTTCAAAGCCTGCAAAGTTCGCAATGGTTTATCGTGGAACGCCGCCGCGATATCAACTGGATCAAGGCTGTCGTTAAGCGGTTCCCCGAATTTGCGCCGGGCTTTGAGGCATTGCTCCGCGACTATCCGAACGGTACGCCCCGCCCGATCGGTACCAAGGACGCCCGGGGGCTCCGTGAGCGCATGATGTCGGCGGTCGGCATCGTCGATAACTCGATCAACTCCGAACAGGACACGCGCGAGTGGACAATTACCGAACAGCACGTACCGGGCCCGAACGCAAGCCTCTCCTACGTCGGCGAACAGAACGTGTGGCTGGGCAAGATCGAGTATCCGTACGACCTGAACGGCCAAATCGCGTTCAGCGAACTGGTTTTGATGGATGACCTGCTTTCCGGCATCGGCGACTCCACGGCGCGCATCATCCAGGGGCTTCAGCAGTTGCATGACCGGCAGACCAATACTCGGATGGGGCTGGTGTACAACTTACTGCGCCCACTGATCGGCACCACGAACCAGGAGTTACTGGAGAACCCGGCCCTGATTAAGCGGCTGGCTGGTATGCGGCTGGTTAAGATGCGCGGGCCCGGCGATATGTGGGTTCAGGGGGAACAGGCCGCCATGGCGTCCGCGGCGGCCGGGCTCCAGGACGAGAGCGCGATCATGCGGCTCTACCAGCTTGCGAGCGGCGAAAGCAACATGAGCATGAACGCTCAAGTGGACCCGCAGCAGGCGCGCACGGCAACCGGCGCGCGGTTGATGGCCTACAACCAGGACGTACTGACCAAGGACTTGATCGATATGTTCAATGAAACGTCGATCAAGGCCGATGCCGAGATGATGTTTCTGCTCAATCGCTCGGAACTGGCGGACGCGGTTGAGTTCGATGCCAGCCGGTACAGCCGGAACTATTCGTCTGGGATGGATCTTTTGAAGGCCAACTGGACCAAGGCGGAGCCGATCCACTTCCAGGAGGACGGCGAGATCACGGCCGAGGTCGGTTCCACGCTGGCCGATGATGATGAGGCCCGCGTGTCGAAGGCGATGTCACTGTGGCAAGCTGCCCTGACTCGCCCTGACCTGATTAACTGCCAAAAGGCGCGCGACGAAATGTTGATCGCGATGGGCAAGGGCAAGGAACTTGCCCAGTGGGCTGCGCCTCCGCCGCCCCCGCCACCCCCGCCCGAGATTCGCGCGAGTGTTACGTTCGCGGCGAAGTGGGAGATGCTCTCCCAGCAGGAACGCGACGAGGTAATGCAGAAAGCCGGTGTTCAGGTCCAGGTAGAAGGCGCGCCACCCCCTGGCGGACCCGGCCCCGGCGCGATGCCGCCCGTACCCGGTGGAAGCTCTGATGGCCCGTTGGTCGGCGCATCCGCTTTTGCCGCCGCCCGTGGCCGGTCGCCATTCCAGGAGGGAATGCCCGCATGATGAGCGAGGCAAGCGTCGATCTACTGCACGAGTTACTCCAGTCGCCCGCGTTTGTGTCGGCGTTTAAGGAATTTGTGGATATGGAAACGCAGATCCGCACTGCGCGCCTGCGTAACTTCCTCCGCTTAGGTGATACCAATAACGCCTTGGTCACCGAGGGCGAAATATCCGCGATCGAAGACTTACCTGGCCTGTTCATACAGTACGCGAAAGCGCACCGGGCCCACTGACTTTTAGCTGATCGGGACCACCCGACCGGCTCTTTTTTATGGAAGAACAAAACAGTACCGCCACGACTGCGCCAGAACCATCCACCAGCTACGTCCAGTCCTTGATCGGCCCGGCAGGCGATCTCGGATCACCGGAGCCGGTCGAAACGGCTGCGCAGCCGCAACCCACTGCAGCCGTCGAAACCGGAACCACCCCGGCAAGGGAGACAACCAAACTGGCAACCGAAGTGGCCAAGCCGGGGACCACCCTCCCCGACGTGGACGCGCTGATCGAGCAATTCGCGACGGAGACGGGCCTGGACGCCAGCGACCCCAACCAGAGAAAGACGCTCAAGCGGCTCGCCGATAAGGAAATCTTTATACGGAAGTTGCAGCAGGATAACGAATCCCTCAAGACCTCGACCGCTAACGACAAGAGCGCACCCGAGTTCGTGACGGAGTTCGAGAAAGAACTGTTGAGCGAACACACGTCCGACACTGCCGCCCCTCCAGCGACGCAGGAGAAGGTAGTGCCGATCGACGCTGGGAAGACCCCGGCCCCGGCCGCCGCCGAACCGCCGAAGTATGGCGATATAGGCGACGCCTGGAAGACCCCGGAGGATTCCTTAACGGCCCTTAACGAAGCCTGGACCAAGAACGACCTCAAAGCGGTTCATCAGATCGAAGTCGCGCGCCAACTGCGGACTTTCGATACGCAGATCGCTCCGGCGTTACTGGCCCATATCGGGCGCATGTTCGAGGCCCGGTTACAAGGCTTCGCGGAAAAGGACCTCGGCGATGTAGTCCCCGAGTTCCGTCGCAACGCGGCTGAAAAGCGCGTAAGCGAAAGCCGTGAGTTCGCCATCGATCAGTTGCGCAAGGCAGGGGCTAACGACATCGACGAACTGTTTGCCGTTGAAGATGGACCGCCCATCAAGTTCAACGGACAGGAGTTTCCGAATACGCCGCTGAACCGCTTACTGGTGAAGCATCCCGAGATCATGCAGATCACGGCAACGCATACCGACCTCCAGAAAGCGGAGCGCAGTACTTTTATTGCGCGCTATAGGTTGGCGCACCAGATTTACAAGCAGAGTAAGGGCGGCGTCGCCGCCGACACTGCAAAGGCGTTAGTGGAGGCCGGGCGTACGGCGAAGAATCGAGAGACCGCCGATCGCACGCGCCAAGGCATTAACGCAGGGTCGGGAACGAGCGGCCTGGGTGGCGATAAGTCATCTAAGTCGTACGTGGGCCAACTCAACAGTCTGCCGGGTGAAGTTCCTTTGTCCTCACTTCTGTCTTAAAGGAGACACCCAATGCTTAACGGAATCCGCACCACCGCTCAGGCCGACACGCAAGAACGGATTATTCGGCAAGTCCACGATGAGATTGGCTTGCTCGAACCCAACGTCGCGCCGCTGGTTACCCTCCTGATGCGCATGAAGAAGCGTGTCGGAGCCAAGTCCCCCCGCTGGGAATGGTTCGAAGACGACTACGCGGCTCG